AGGACATTCTCGCCGTATTCCTGATTTTTGCACGCGCGTTCGATGACGTCGGTGCGGCACCGCCCGCTTTCGGCGAAGGCCAATACGTTTCATACTCTGGATTGCTTGAAGCAGCCAAAGGTGAAAATCAGTTTGACTAAATAAGGGGCATAAACCTACATAGTGCGCGGTAAGATTACTCCGTGCGCCGTTATGACCCTGAAATCAGACGTAAAGCCGTTCCATTGATCTCGCCTAGCGTGGCGCTGATCCTTTGGACGGTGCTCGCGCTTATTTGCGCCCTAACCGAAGGACGCTGAAATGCTCTCTTTCATTGCATTTGTTTTGGCAGCAAAAGCCCACATCATCCCCGAAATCCCGAAATCGCTTGACACGATCAAGACTATCAAACTCGCAACCAACGTAGTCCGTTGCGAGTCCGGCATCGACTCCCAAGACGGCGCGGTGGTTTTGCAGACCGCCGTGAATCGCTCTAAGAAGTTTGGCTATTCGCTCTTTGACGCGCTGAGTTACCCCAACGCTTACGCGACCAAGTGCCCTGAATCGCCTCGATTCTGGAAGCCCCATCACCTGACACTCGGCATACTCGCTACTTTCGACTCCCTGCCTGTTCCGGCATGGGCACATGACGCTTACTTCTACTGCGGTCCTTCCGATAATCCGGCTGTTTGCCACGCTGGTAGAAAGAACTTGGTCGGCACGCTGACCCATTCTTTCTACGAGAAATACATCCCACGCAGCAGGAGACCTCACATTGAACCCTCTGATCTCCCTAGCCCTTGAAGCCCTGACGGAAACCGTTGCGACCGAGATGCGTCGTATGGGCCGTGAAGTCCAGATGGCGAAACTCAACGGCCATCCGGACGAACCCGTAGACGAGAAGGCTCTTGTTTGCGAGCCTCCGGCGCTCGACGCTCATCAGTCGCGCATGGATCGGCTGATTCAGGTCGCGCATACCGAGTGGATGCGCGGCGTGACGGAGCCTGTTTCCGGTGGCCCGAAAAACGGCGCGGCTCGCATCGACGAGTATATCCGTGGCGCGTCCGGCTTAGGTTGGTCTACTGCGGAGATTGGGCCTACTGCGAGACCGAACATTCCGTACACGAAGAACGGAATGTTCGAGTGGTGCGGTGCATTTGCGGCGTGGTGCTATGGGCAGGTCGGCCTGAAGCCTCTGCTCCGCAAGAAGCACATCGCTTCGACGTATCGACTTTGGGTTTGGTCGAAGGGTAACGCACGTCGAATCCCGCTGTCGGGTATTCAGCCTGGCGACATCGTCGTGATTGGGCCGGAGGGCGATGCCGACGGTGCCCACGTCACTTTGGCGGCGACGGCGTTAAATCCGGACGGCAAGTTTGAGACGTATGAGGGGAACGCAGGCGGCAAGAAGCCCGATGGGACTCGTCACGAGGGCGTGATCAAGTCCGTGCGTTCGATTCATGGCAAGACCGCCCGAGATTATCGAGCCGTCTTTGCTGTGCGCCCGCTTGAGGGCGAAGATTACGTCTGACGCAATCAGGAAGCCTTAAGCGGCCTTTGCCGCTTCCTTCTTGATCTCCTGTGAGATAATCATCGCACCCTCGCTAATCAGATCGCGCAGGAAATTCCGAGGGATTTCAAGCCTGCCCGTCATCAAGTCGTCGATGTCGCCAAAGAAGTGGCAAACGTCAACGCTGACCCGCTCTTCCAACGCGGCGCAAGCCTCGCGGACGGCGTCTTGCGTGAGCGTCGCCGCGATGTCCTGCAAGCCGCGCATGAGATCGGCGGGCGCGGGCCGCTCATAGTTTTCGCGGTAGTCCGCGATTGTCAAATTGACCGTCTCCGTGATGAACTCCGCAGCGGTCAGACGGTCGCGCCCTTTCCGGTTTGGCTTGGTGAAGTAGACGTTCTCAATCTCCGCAAGGGAGTCGAGAAGTCCGGAGATCAGCCTAGACACGTCGTAGTCCGTGACGTGGCCGGTAGTGTGGGGGCGGGGGATGTAGTCGAACTTCGCGGCGATTGCCGCGAAGATGTCCTTTCCGTTGAAGTGTTCCATGTTCATCGCTCCTTGAGGTTGTGCTTACACCATCCAAACGGTCGGGCAGGCCCTAGAAAACCGAAAAAGTGACGTCGATTTTCGGTTTTCTAGCCCGACTTGAACCGTTTGGATGGTGTAAGCGGGGCATGGTGCTCCCGCCGATTTTCGGTTTTCCAAGCGGTTGCCGACCGTTTGGATGGTGTAAGGAGCCTGCCATGCGCCGCATCGGTTTCGTCCCCCACAATCAAGACCGTGAAGACCAGATTGCCGAAGAGCGCGCCGAGCGGCGTGCGATGCGGCGTGAAGTCGCCGAGCCTGTTCAGACGGGGCTGGTCCGCTTCGGCGGGCTGAATCCGAAGGAGCCGGAGTTTGCTTCGGTCGAGGCGTTCGCAGAGCACTTGGCAGACAACGACCGTGAGGAATACACGGCGTTCGAACTTCAAGTGTTGAACGCGACGACGCAAAAGATCGTGGCGAACATCAAGGCCGAACTCGCGGCCTACGGCTTCAAGCTGAAGCACCGTGAGTTCGATAAGCCCGTGCGCGGGTTCACGGCGAACCCGAACGCGGGTCGCTTTGACGGGATGCACGGCGGCGGCGGCGGCACGTCGATTCAGGGTATCGCGGGGTACGCGGGATGACGGTCGGCGTAATAATGGCTATTGGAACTATTATATGGGTACTGCGCCACAAACGCAGGACCGAGATCGAGCGCGAAGAACGCTTCGCAAACGCAATTCTCAGATGGAAGGGGGGAATCTATGAGTAACGATCTTCAACTACCGCTACCACCGCCACCACCCCCTGTGGAGGTAAAGAAGCAAGAGAGGGAGCCTCGCCGTGTGATCGTCATCGGCGAGGATGAACCCGAGGTCGAATCCGATGGCAACGTCAGCGAAGTGGTTACTATCTATCTCTAACCTTGTTTGTCCGGGATGCGTAGACGAGTACGACCGCGTTTCCGGACTTTACGCGGAATCGTTTGAAAGCGTGCGCGAGGCGATAAGGCAAGCCGCGATTGACAACGATTCGCTTTCGCTTCAGTTGCTATCGAAGATCACCGAGGAAGAATTAGACGAGATTGGAAACGCCGTACTTGAGGCGACGCGAAAAGAACTCGCTAACTGCTTGGCTGAAGCCCTTTACTACAACGATAGAGACAACGATGAGATTTTGGGGTATCGTGTGAGGCGTATGGGGCTTAAAATGCTAGAAGCAAAGTTCGGAGAATTGCGTGACCGAAAGGTACAAGATAGTAAAGGCGATGCTGGCTGACCCGCTGAATCGCATTTGCGTCGAGCGGGCTTTGTTCCATGCGGAACCTTCTTCTTTTTACCCGCCACCCATTTACGACAATGGCGACGCCGCGTTCATCGTCGATATTGATTTGTACGCGGAGTACGAGAGCAACCCTTATGCGCTTGCCATCGCGCTAAAGTCGGTCGGGTCGAATCGGCCCGTCGCTCGTATATACAGGTCTGACCCGTCGTTCTTTCAGGCGGTCTTGATGGACGCGGATTCAATCATGGAGATTGGTCCGTTCACGACCCGAGACGAAGCCGTGAGCGAGTGCTCGCGTATCTTGCAGGACGACTACGGAATCTCCGTACTCACGGAAGCTCCGTGGGCTATAACCAAAACTGAATAGCGACGTCTTCGGCCAAGACTTCACGCACGGGCTGTTGACCTAAACGGTCCACCGTGACCGTGTACGTCAAACCAGACGCAGCAGCCGACGCTCGACGATTCAGCACGAGGATCGTTGGTGCCAATCGAACGCGATTGCCGGACAATCCGGCCTCGCCCAAAGGCCCACCGTCGGAACCGAGCACCGTCTCAAGTCGATACGACGCGCCCGAGTTCGGCCCCGTCAAAATCGTAATCACTTCGCCTTCGACTGCGCTTGCGCCCCAATCTTGAGCGGCATCGTATAAATCAGTCGCATTGAGAGCGACGACCATGCCCGAAAGTCCAGAGGGCGATGTCGTGTACGCCCTTGCGACCGCATCGGCACCTGTAAGCAATGCCCGCGTACTGCGAACACGGTATTGGTCCGTGCCGATCATAAGCAACGCGCCGGACGGAATGGACGAGAAGGACACGCTCGGGTCCGAGAAGTAATCCCTACGCGCTAAGAACGCGCCGCTGATGCCGCTGATTTCTTTAGCACCGAGACAATACTTGCGAGTGTCGTCGTAGTAATACGGCTCAACGTCCCACGAAAACGCATCGCCGTTATCTTCGGGCGTCGGGAAAGTATCTCGAAAGAGCGTCGAATACGAACAAAGCACATGGGCGGGCTTTAGCGCACGCAGTACGAGTTCGATGTTGGCTTGTAAGATCGCCGGATTGTCGGGGAACGAGTTTCCGGCGTCGATTAGAATGTCTAACGCAAACTGATCTGCAATCGTGTACGCGCCGTTCGGGTCACGAGGCGGCGTTTGCAGGTATCTTTCGAGCACATAGGCGGTGACGTTCGGGTTTAAGGCTTCGATGCCGCCTTGAATCGAGGCTTTGGTCGCGCCTTGCAATAGTAACTCGACCATTCGACGCAGGAACGTCCGATAGTCAACATCGCCGTTTATGTAAGGGATGCCCGAGGACGAGTTCGGGAACACGACGCCGCCGAGCAAGTCCCACAAAAAATCAGAGCGCGTGAAATCCCAATCGCAATCCGTGGCGAGTTCGCTGGCGTTAATCTGAATCTCGGCCAACTGCTCGGCCATGGCTTGAAACTGCAACGAGTACCAAGGGCCGTTGGTTGCCGCGACGTAGTTAGAAGGCAGCACGGACCTGAAAGCGGCCATGATGCGTTGAACCAACGCCGATTTGTCCTGCTGATAGGCTTGGCCTTGATTAGCCGGATTCGGTGCAGGGTTTTGCGCGAGCGTGTAAGGGATCGGCTTGTCGGTCATAACCTGTACCTTTCGATAGTATCGCTATCATTAGGGCTTGGGGGACCCTTCAACGAAGTGGGATTACCCATGAACTATTTTTCGGACGGCGGCTTTAATGGTTACAACACCCTGAGAGGCGCAGGTGGTGTCACGGGTGATGATCGTTACGGTCGAGGCCGCACCCAAATCCTCTACTACAATCGTGGTCTGTTTTCCAAGTTCAGCCGTGGCACGCGCGGCTTGGACTTATCTGCCGTTCTCGCTGATTTGGAAAATACGCATACACGCATCGGGCTCGTCGACGAGACGAACCTGAGCGAAATCTTCAATATGATGCAGGGTGAAGTTTGGTCGCCTTACGGCGAGGCTAACACCATGCCCGCGATTTCAAAAACCGGACATACGAGTATGTCCGTGGGCGACGTGATCGTGCTTCCCAACGGAACTACTTACATGGTTGACTTTTCAGGTTTCACGAATCTTGAAGATGGAGCTAAGAAAATGGCCTCGCGTAAACTTACCGCCTCTGACCGTTCTGCGTTGATTCGCTTGGCCTCTAGCCTTCCCGTCGGTTCTACCGAGAGAAAGGCGATTCTTGTTAGACTTCAGAGTTCAAGCAAGAAGGCTTCGGGAAATTACAACATTCCTGGAAAGCATATCTTCAACGCCGCCAAGGTGTCCGAAGACGCCGAGGTGTCCGGCAACGCCAAGGTGTCCGGCAACGCCAAGGTGAAGGGCAAGGCCAAGGTGTACGACAACGCCAAGGTGTCCGGCGGCGCCCAGGTGAGGGACGAAGCCATTGTGTACGACAACGCCCATGTGTACGACAACGCCCAGGTGTACGGCAAAGCCAAGGTGTACGGCAGCGCCGAGGTGTACGGCAAAGCCTCGGTGTTTAGCGACGCTCGGGTGTACGAAGACGCCGAGGTGTCCGGCAACGCCAAGGTGTCCGACGACGCCAAGGTGAAGGGCAAGGCCAAGGTGTACGACAACGCCAAGGTGTCCGGCGGCGCCCAGGTGAGGGACGAAGCCAAGGTGTACGGCAAAGCCATTGTGTACGACAACGCCCATGTGTACGACAACGCCGAAGTTTACGGAGACGCCCAGGTGTACGGCGGCGCCGAGGTGTACGGCAAAGCCGTGGTGTCCGACGACGCCCAGGTGTACGGCGGCGCCAAGGTGATTAGCGGCAGGGTGTACGACAGGGCCGAGGTGTATGGCCTTGCCATGGTGTACGACGACGCCGAGATATACGGCAACGCCAAGGTGTACGGTCGCGCCGAGATATACGGAGACGCCCGCATCGGCGGTACGGCGATTATCCTCGGCGGCGAATGGGACGGCTCCGAAGGCGAAATCACTTCAGGTAAGTGGGAAGCCCCTGACGTTCCCGCCTGAGTCCCCTAGCCTAGAACACAAGAAGGTTTGACCCCCCATGCGTAAGTTGAGTTCAAGCGACCGTTCTGCTCTGATCAAGTTGGCTTCTAGCCTGCCCGTCGGTTCGTCCGAGAGAAAGGCTATTCTTGTTGGACTTCAGGGTCTGAGCAGGTCGGCTTCTGTTGATGTAAACATCCCTGGGAAGCACATCTTTGATAATGCCATTGTGACCGGAAACGCCAAGGTGTTCGGCGACGCCTTGGTGAAGGGCGACGCCAAGGTGTACGGCAATGCCGTGGTGTCCGACGACGCCCAGGTGTACGGCAATGCCGTGGTGTCCGACGACGCCCAGGTGTACGGCAAAGCCGATGTGAAAGGCAACGCCAAGGTGTACGACGAAGCCTGGGTGTGGGACGACGCCAAGGTGTACGGCAACGCCAAGGTGTACGGCGACGCCAATGTGTCCGACAACGCCATTGTGGGCGGCGACGCCCAGGTGTACGGCAATGCCGTGGTGTACGGCAACGCCGAGGTGAGAGGCAAAGCCGAGGTGTATGACAGAGCTTATGTGTATGGCATAGCCCATGTGGACGGCAACGCCAAGGTGTACGGCAATGCCCAAGTGTTCGGCAACGCCTTGGTGTGGGACGACGCCGAGGTGTACGGCAACGCCAAGGTGTACGAGAGTGCCTTGGTTAGAGGCGAAGCCAGATGCTTTGGCAGGGCCAGAATCGGCGGTACGGCGATTATCCTCGGCGGCGAATGGGACGGCTCCGAGGGTGAGATCACTTCGGGCAAGTGGCGAGAGCCTGGCGTTCCGGCCTGATTCCCGCTAATACGGCTATCCAAAAGCCCCTAGTGCGTTGATCGTACTAGGGGCTTTTTTATGTCCGTCGTCTTTACGCAAGGCCAATTGCTCGGTCGTGGGGACTTGGACATCTTCCTGTCCAACGCCTCTGGCAACCCCCTTAACGTCTACCAAATCACCTACGCGATCTATCTGGTAGACCCCTCGACGCAAGCCGAAGTCTTGATCGGCTCCAATGCGCGCACTCCGGTCAATCCGGCTGTGGGCGAGTATTACGCCGCACTTCAAGTGCCGTCTAACGCCGCGCCCGGCGACTATCGCATCCGTTGGCTCTTTCGGGAAACCGCTGCGTCAGCACAAGAAGGTGCTGTCCAAGAGTTCGGCGTCGTCTCCGCGTCCGTCGTCACGTCCGAATCCGCATACTCTGGATGCGTCGCAGACCTGATTAACAAAATGCGGATTCTCACACGCGATAATAACCCCGACAAAAATTATAGGTTCGCTCCACCTAAGTCCGAAGGCGAGGTTGGTTGTTACAATCAGGTCTTCGGCTACATTTGGGAGGATGCAGAGTTCGCCGAGTATTTAGAGATCGCCCTCTGGAAGTGGAACGCCCACCCGCCCGAGACGGAAGAACTCAACAACTTAGATCGGCTCTGCCAACAGAAGCCCGCTTGGAAGGCTTCTATCCTGTGGGGAGCATTAGTAAACGCCGCGCAAGCCTTGGCTTATAATTGGACTGCAAATGAGTTTGACTACTCTATCGGCGGTATCAGTCTAAACCTTGAAAAGTCATCTAAATATGAGAGCCTAAAGCAAAATGCCGAAGAACAATGGGATAAACTCGTCGAAGCAAAAGCAAGAACAACGAAATATATGCGTGGTTTGTCCCAACCACGTTTCGGACGTGGTGTTCGTTCGGCCTTCGGTCCCTTTGTGGGTCGAGGAGTTCTGAGTCCTCGTAACTTTGTCTAGGCTGGTTTTATCACGCTTTTAGGGCACGATATACTTCAAGGAGTATTTCATGCCCATATCTTGCCTCCATTGTGATACTGACCTTGAAAACGTCAGGGCTAGATTGGCCGTGTTTCTAGGCGGGGCTGATTAGGGGCATTCCAAGAGCCGCTGACGATAACGCCTTCGGTGCCGTCCCAAACGCCTCCGTAGATTCTAGCGAATCCACCGATGCGCGCTTCACCTTTGAAGTGCCCGCCATAGACTTTGGCGAACCCGCCGATGCGCGCGTTCCCCTCTAAGATTGCTTCATCGCAGACCTGAGCCTGCCCATAGATATAGTCCGTGCGAGGCTTGCTCGCGGGCTTCGGCTTTAAGAGCGCGAGAATGCCGAAGGGATCGTCATCATGTTCATCATTCATCGAATGAGCCTCATTTTGCGGATACACTCACGCCTAATAACTAGGTAATGCGTCCTATGTCCTACCATCACGCGAATCTGAACGAGATTTGTGCGTCCTATGAATCCCATGAAGTAGCAAACGAACCATTTTCGTTGGCCGACGTCAGGGAATAAAATGTAGGCGATGATTTCCTCGCCTCTTTGCAGGTTTACTAAATGGTCCACGATGCTTTAGCCGCTTGGATAGTGGCTTTATCCCCACTTTATCCCCAATAGACGGTGCAACCTTTCTTTTGCGCGTAATCTAGCACCATATCTAGTGCGTCCAGCCTGCGGAGCACTTGATCGTCGGTCGAGCCGATGTCGATCACGAGTGGGCCGTTGGCTTCACGCGATATGGTGGTGGGCGAGACTGCTTGCGACCTATCGCTATTGCGTGCGCGGGTAATCTCGCGGCGCACGTTAGCGATTTGGTCGTGCGGGATTTCACCGCAAAGGCCGTCGTCTTCTTCGACGTCGATTTTGATAAGCGCGAGCAGATTGCGCGCGTTGGCGTTCGAGAAGTTCACGTCGGGCGCGTCAAAGTCGGCGTCCGAGCCTGTGAAAAACGTGACGGACATTACTCACTCCTGTCGGGCTTTGATAGTGTCGCTTACACCATCCAAACGGTTAGGCCACCCACGAAAAACCGAAAATCGACGTCGTTTTTTCGGTTTTCCTAGTCCGAATCAACCGTTTGGATGGTGTAAGCGCAAGAAACCACTTTCTAGGGAGGATTCGATGAAGTTCCGCGACAACAAGATTGCCACCGCCCGCACCGAGGCGGGAATCGTGCGATCCAAGGCGGCTCGCAAGGCCGCGATCCGCGCGGTACGCCGCGCACGCAGCCTCTTCATCGAGGATAGCGCGAAGAACTGACGATTTTCGGTTTTCCAAGCGGTCCCAAACCGTTTGGATGGTGTAACCCCAACTAGACTAGGAGGCTTCGATGAACAGCTACAAGTGCAAGGACAAGAAGCAGGCCGTGAATGCCCGACTCGCCGCTCTTGACGCGCATTGCGCGGGCAATCGGGTCACGCCGCTGCGGAGCCCTCCGGGACAATACGAGGGGACGATCACCCGAGGGGACGACGACCACGAGTTGACGATCTCCTACGACATTGAGTACGAGCCCGCGCAGAACGGCGGATGGGACGACCCTTCATGGGACGAGTCGGCCACGGCTTATGGCGCGTACTTCCTCCGTGATAACGGGTTGTGGTATCCGATTGATTTGACCAAGTCCGAGGCCGAAAGCCTTGGCGAAGAGTATCTGGAGGATCGTGGTCAGGAAGATTACGACTACGACGTCGATGACCGATACGACGACCGCTACGACTACTAAATAATGCGGCTATCCTGCGGCTAGGTTTGCAACCTTAGCGTGGAGTAGCCTCATGGCGCGTTCAACAACGTCGGCGCAGTATCCTTCCCCTCCTATCAATCGTTTTCAGCGTGGCAACGTGATCTTGAAGGTCGCGTTGAGTGACGCTGCGGCGGGGGCGAAGCAGCCTAATATGTGCTGCCCGCCGACGGGCGGTGCGACGCGATTGTTCATCGCGGGCAACGGTTTCTAATGCGACCTTCGGCACGTCGGATCGTCGCTCGTTGGTTAGAGGGTGAACGAGGCGCTAATGGGTGGGAAGAGGGTTCCGTCGAGTATGGGCATCGCCGTACTGAGGATATGAGCGACGGCTCGCTTTTCCCGCCTGTTCGGGATTCGTATGGAGAGGAACAAGATGCGCCCGAAGTGCCCCGCACAAAGGGCTTGAACGAAAAAGCGAAGCGGCTCTAAACTTTTTTCATCAAACTTCTTTACAAGACCAAACTTACTGCTTATCTTGATTTTCAGCCGCCCACAAAACGGGTCGGATAGTATCAACCAACTTTGGGAGTCTAACTACTATGGCGACTAAGCGTGTTTCTGTTCCTTCCGAGATTTCTTCGGCGCTGCGTGACCTGACGGTCCCCTCAATCGAGGGCTTGACGTTCAACGGTGCGCCCATCACGACGTTCGGTGCGTTGCTCGATGCGTACACGACGCTTGCGGGTGCGGCGACGGCGGCACTCGCTCACCCGCTGACGAAGATCGCGGGCGATGCGGTGGTCGCTACGGTTCGTGGCGCGAAGTCCGGCACGATCAGCGTGGACGGTGGCGAGTTGTTTGCCACGGTCAACACGGGCAATCGCGGGCGTGGTGGTCGGCGCAAGGCGACGGCGGCGGCTTCTACGACTTCGACGGACGCGACGGCTTCGACGGACGCTGCTTCGGACGACAGCGCGAAGGGTCCCTCGCTTGACGACCTCCGCAAGAAGGCGGCTGAACTCGGCATCGACATCTCGGACCTCGGGCGCAAGAAGGGCCTGATCGTGGCCCGCCTCGCGCAGCAGAATACGAACGGTTCGTCTCAGTTCGTCTGAATCTGAGCGGCTGTCTAATACTTAATCGCAAGGTCAGATAAACCCCGTGGGCTATAACCCCACGGGGTTTTCGTTTTTTGGGCTATTGTCGTGCGAAATGCACGATGGCACGCACACCTAGTCCTTACGGTTATTGGTCGTTCAATAACGGCAAGCAGAACGCACTTTACGGTGCGCCTTCGACCATTGAGGTTTTGCCCGATGGTCGAAGGGTTATCGTGAAAGACCCCTCGCACCCTGCGGTGCTTGAGGACGAGTTTATCCTGTACGCGCTACGGCGTAGTCTGATTGCGCGTCGGGATTTCAACATACTCTTTCCGACGATGGACGCTGTTTCACAAGCGCGCCTTGAGGCCCTTGTGGTCAACAATCCCCAAGTCCAATGGATTCTCGAAGAGAGCACCACTTACGGTGACCGGATTCAACGCAATCAGGTCACTAAGGGCATTCATCTGAACGTGCCCAAGCCTGCATAGGAGAACTGCTATGTCCCGCCTTGCTATTATGACCATGCGCCCGATCAACAAACTTCGGCCACGCCAAGTGTTCGCGGCTCCTGTGGTTTCAACGCCCTCGCCCGAAAAAGTGCCTGAGCCTGTGATCGAGCCTGCGGTCGAAAAGACGCCTGAGCCCGAAGAAGCGCCTGCTATTGAACTAACCCGCGAAATGTTGAACACCAAGACCAAGGCTGAACTCGCTAAGTTTGGCGTAGAGATCGGCTTGGACTTGGACGTCTCGACTAAGAAATCCGATTTAGTCAACAAAATCGCGGTTGCCATTGGAATCTAAAACGCCATGCCCGCGCCCGTCATGGTTGTAGACATATACGACCCTATTCGATTCTTCGGCTTCTGCAAATCTCGTGACGGTCGTGAGCGTGTGTTTTTCCATGTGTCGGTTTTCGTCCGACTAAATGGCGAGGACAAAGCGCCGCCTTTGCCGGGCGAACCTGTTGAAATCATGCTTCGTTCGGATTTTATCGGAGAGGGCCAAAGCCCTAAAGCCGCGATGGTCCGGCGTGTATCGCAGCCTATCGAAGTCTTAGGCCGCATACGGTCATTTGATATTCGTACAGGTTGGGGCTTCATTGAAGACGAGCAAGCCCGCGTTTGTTTCCTGCACCGCGCTGATATCGCGGACCAACGAGTGCCCGTGATTGGCGACGACGTCTTGTTTTATGAGGCCGTCGGCAAGGGGGACCGCATTAGGGCTTGCGGGGTAAGGTTCGCTGAATAACGCTATTCAGCGGGGTCCCCTACATGGCAAATGCGTTCGGCGGCGGCAACAACAAGAGCCTATACACGCCGATGTCGGAAGTCGAACAGGAGGTCATTGCCCGCCTGATCGAGTCTGGTTCGTTGCGGGTCAACATCGTCGGTTGGGGGCACGTCAATCGTCCCCGAGTGACGTTTGGCGACTTGCGTGTGAGCATCGCTTTCAGGCTTGATTTCGACCGCCCTGAAGTGCCGATGCCCGTCTCGCATTTCGACTTGGAACTCTGCACCGAGGACGGACGTTTGCTCTACAAAGAGCGTCAGTCTGCGGAGTATAACGGTCAGCCGTTGCAAATCGCGGCGGGCGTCTATCTCGATATGGTTTGGGACATCGCTATTCGGCACATGGACCCCAAGTTGGTCAAGTCGATCATGCCCAAGGCAATCGGTCTGACGTCAAGATTGCTAGACAAAGATACGGGCGTGGCGACGTTGACGGGCAACATGGTTTTGAGTGACGAGAATAAGGCGTTGCTCATCAAACTGCGTAAGGGCGAAGCCACCGTTCGTCGAAAGCGCAAGTAAGATGATCGTTCACGTCCTGAGAAAGCCGTTGTCAGACACGGTCGCTCAAAACGCCTTGGCTCATGGAGCCGGAGCGTTGAACATCGACGGATGCAGAGTCGGCTTCGTCTCGGAAGCAGACAAAACGAGTGCATTCCCCGGTGGGAGTCTGACAGCAAAGAGCGGATCACTCGCAGGCGGCGTACAAAACAATCGGGAACGTAATGCCTTCGACACACAACAACATCAAGCGGGTCGATGGCCCGCTAATCTCGTCCACGACGGCAGCGACGACGTGCTGGAGCTTTTTCCAGAGACAGGCAAATCGCAAGGTGGACGGGCGGCAAACAAAGGCGGTGTGGCCAATCTAAAACTTGGTGGGAGTAATGAATCAACGGGCTACGACGACGACGGTTCGGCTGCTCGTTTCTTTCAACAGGTGACAATCAAATGATCGTTCACGTCCTGAGAAAGCCCCTGATCGGCACCGTCGCTCAAAACGCCCTGCAACACGGTTGCGGGGCGTTGAACATCGACGGATGCCGGATCGTCACGTCTGACAATCTAAACGGTGGAGCCTACGCAGAAAACGGTTCTGAACGTCACGACGGCTCTGAAAATTGGAGATACAAGCGTGACGCGGGCATCACCTTCAAACAGCCTATTGGTCGCTGGCCCGCTAATCTCGTTCTAAACCACTTGCCCGAATGCTTTAACGCAGGCACCAAGACCGTCAAATCAAACGGCCACTCGCCACGAACAAGATCAAAAGGCGGCATCTCTACTTCGGGTCACGCCGGACAAAATGACCTAGAAGAAGTCAGCCTAAAAAAAGAAACGATCACGAATTGGCTCTGCCACGAAGATTGCCCAATACACGCACTAGACCAACAAAGCGGTTTAACCAAATCCTCGGGCGGCGCAGGTGAGAAGTCTAGAGGCGCGTTAGGCAGACTCACATACGGTAAATACGCACTAGATCGTAATGGCGCAAACTCCGGTGGCCTTGGTGACCAAGGCGGCGCTTCAAGATTCTTTCAACAGGTGACAATCAAATGACCACAATCAATCTTTGGGACTACCTTACAAAACTGATTTCTACTCCTGTGCCGGACTTGAAGGTTCTGCGAGTAGATGACCCGATTGCTTTTGATTGGCAAGCCCACGAGGATTCGACGGCGCATGGGCTGTTGGTCACGCGGGGCGTGGGTGACGTTTGGCAAGTCGAAGCCTTGCGCGTATTGAAGCCGGGCGGTCATTTGCTCATCGCGTCTGCTGATGACGTTGACGCTACGGGGTCAGATTGTGTCTGCGTAGCCGAGGACTCGGGCTTTGAGGTCCGCGACGCGATTTTCGTGGCGACGTCTGAGAGTAATTTTTCGTACACGGCGAAAGCCGCGACTTCGGAACGCGAAGCGGGTACGCATGATTTAGAAGAACGGCGTTGGGAAGAAGATCGTGATGCCGACGCTCCGGGTCCTAATAACCCTCGCAATCGTTCTAATTCAGCACGATCTAACTTTCATCCAACAGTAAAGCCTGTTGAAATCATGGAGTGGTGCCTTGAAGACATCGCCAAAGGCTCGCACGTCGTAGACCCATTTTTGGGTTCGGGCACTACGGGTATTGCCTGCTTGAACGCGCACATGAACTTCACGGGCATCGAGATTACGCCGGACTATCTGCCGATTGCGGACGCCCGAGTTCGGCATTGGAATAGCGAGCGCAGCATTTTAGAAGGTCGCGCGATAATCACGTCCGATTGCGACACGACGCCGAAACAGCGTGACGTTGACTTTGACGATTTCTTCGGGCTGGACGAATGAACACCGTTAGACTGATTCTCGGCGATAGCCTAGTCAAACTCAAAGACCTATCGCCAAACTCAGTAGACGCCGTAGTTTCAGACCCCCCGTATGAATTGGGCTTCATGGGTAAAGGGTGGGACTCGACCGGAATCGCTTATTCACCCGAACTTTGGGGCGAATGCTTTAGGATTCTAAAGCCTAACGGCGTTATCAAAGCCTTCTCAGGCACGAGAACTTTTCATCGGATGACCCAAGCCCTGAAAAAATCGGGATTCGTGGGTTTTGAAGTCCATGCTTGGACTTACGGATCAGGCTTCCCGAAGTCCATGGACGTCAGTAAGGCGATTGACAAGGCGGCGGGAGCGGAGCGAGAGGTGGTGGGCGTGTCAGCAAACGACCGACCTAAATCGCAGGTCAAAGGTGGCAAAGCATTTGATCGCGCAATGGATCAGGGGCAAGAGCATCAACCCATCAACATCACCGCACCCGCGACCGATGCCGCTCGGCAATGGTCCGGTTACGGCACCGCATTAAAGCCCGCTTGGGAACCAATCATCGTCGCAAGAAAGCCAATATGATCGTCACGTCTGACAATCTAAACGGTGGAGCCTACGCAGAAAACGGTTCTGAACGTCACGACGGCTCTGAAAATTGGAGATACAAGCGTGACGCTGGCACCACCTTCAAACAGCCTATTGGTCGTTGGCCCGCGAATCTTGTACACGACGGCGAAGCGAACACGGTCAATCGTTTCCCCAATTGTGCTGGCGGCACTTGGAACAGAACTGACGGTGCTAGGATTTTTAACAACAACGGTGAAATCACGAATTATGTCACCAGCGGTTCAGACAAGACATTCGGTTCGGCTTCAAGGTTTTTCAAACAAGTCTCAGTTATTCGTTAGCGGGGTTATTGCTTCTACGTTGTTATGTTTTGGCGAGCACTTATCAACCTGCTCTCGCCTACTTTCAACGCATCTGCCAATACGCCGCCTCCGTTAGCGCGTAAACGTGGAGCTACGGTCGCCGTAGCCTGTACGGTCTGCGGTAAGACCTTGTGGCGACGTCCAAAAGAAGTCTCGGGGAATAAACGCTATCTATGTCCGGAACACCGAGACTCCGTGAACTCGATTTCGTCTGCGCCAAAGAAGGGCTAATCCGACTTCTGATCGCGTACTCCGAACCGGATGCGCCTTGGGGTGGATTTACGTCATTCATGAATACGCCTTGGTCGGTGCTGGTTCGTGAAATCAGCAACGAGGCGTTGTCCCACGCTTATCACGGCTGGTTCGAGCCGTTGCTTCGTCAACTTGGTCCTTCGCCGCACGCGAGGGGCAGGCAGATTGAGCAAAAGCACGCTGAGTGCCAAACGCGATGCATCGGCTGGAATGCGAACCTGTGCCGCGTCGGAGGGGTAGGGTCTCGTAAGAAAGACCCATTAGGCCCACCTGATTGCTTTACCACGAATCTTCCGAACGCGGAACTTGTAGCCCTGCTGATCCGTGAGGGTCGTCATCCAATCGTCGTCATGGGCGACGGTTTCAACTTAGTGTGAGAACATGATCGAAGTGATTGCAGGGTGTATGTACGCGGGTAAGACGACCGAACTCGTGCGCCGCTTGATTGGCGTCGAGGCGATTGCTTTTAAGCCGAGCATTGACACCAGATACCACGAAACGCATTTGGCGACTCACGACGGCGCTACGTTTCCGGCAATCAATGTCCCTACGTCTACTGCTGGACTCGACGTGATCTTGGAGAAGTCTAAAGGCGCAAAAGTCGTGGGCATTGATGAGTGTCAGTTTTTTCCGGATTCACTCGTACTTGTCGTCAATGTCTTGGCCGATCAAGGCGTGCGCGTGATTTGTTCGGGGCTGGACTTGGACTACAAGGGGCAACCGTTTGGGCCGATGCCCGCGTTGTTGGCCGTGGCAGATCGCGTCACGAAGATTAACGCCAAGTGCAAGTGTGGCGTGAAAGCAAATCGGACGTATAAACTCTCGCGCAGTTCAGATTTGATCGAAGTCGGTTCACACGGCGTTTACGAGGCCCGTTGTCGAACCTGCTGGTCAAAGTATGTTGCCTGATCTTTTCAACCAATGCTATTCGGGCGAGCACCAGAAAAGTTCGCCCGAACAATTCAAGCAGACGTTTTGCGCCGCGTGCCAGAACTCGGGCTGCAAGAATTCACGCACGGGGCAATCGCTTTGGATGTCCCGAATGTTGACGCAGGAAGAAACGCTGCTACGCAATCCGAACTTTGCGCCGGGGGGCTTGGGCGAGGGTTTGCCTGATTTTAAGGACCTGATTCAGCGGGCGTTGGCGTTGGAGATTAGTGAGCGCAAGGGTGATTGGTCTGTGGCGTCACCTAATGAGGTCACGAACGCGGCGCGTGAACTTGTCGGGCTTCCCCCATCGGGTTTCGTCAAGCCGCCCGAAATCGTCAAACCGCCTGAGCCTGAGCCTGAGCGTTGGACGGTGAAGGGCGACAAAGATAGCGTCTATGAGGTCACGCGGACGTCGGATGATCAATGGACGTGTTCTTGTAAGGCGTTCGCTTTCAAGAAAGCGTGTAAGCACATTCAGGACATAGCCGAGAAACTTTCGCGTGCGCCTGACGCGCTTGTTGCTCCTGTTATGCCTATTACTCCTGTTGCGAATTCACGTCCTGCTCCGTTTTTGCCGCCGTCACAGAATACGAAGATTCCGAGTGGTGGGATTATGATTGGTGGAGGTCAAGCGCCTTCGCAGTCGGAACAACCTGACCCTTGGGCAGTTCCCGAGCGTGTAATCAAGGTGGGGGCAAAGGTGGTTTTGGGCGGCGGTAAGAAGGAACCATGAAAGATTACACATTCCCTAGAATCGATCTGTATACGCACAACGCCAATCCCATGTTCCGCGCAGCGGTGATTGAGCGGGCGTCGATTGACGGTGACGTTCCTGAGTTTCGTGACCCGAACGAACCGTTGCCTGTTGAGGGCTTTCGTCCCGCAGTACCCGTGGTGACGGATTCGTTGAATCCGATTCTGGTGGGTTTGATGTTGGAACGCGCTTCTCGTGAAATCGAGGCGCGGTTTCAGATTGCGCGTGATGCAGCCGAGCAGACTGCACTTACGTTGGCCCAACCTGCGAATCTGCCCGTGAGCGTTCAGGGTTACGTTGCGGGTGAGATTCCGGAACCGATGGTGGTTGAAGCCCCGCCCGCTTCGATTTTGGCCGACGTCCCTCCGGACAAGGCGCGCTATTTCTCTTGGCTGGCGTTTGCGACCACACAAGGTCGTCGCAGCCTTGCGCCTGCGATTCAGGCTGAGTTGGAGCGTCGTTTGGGCGTGAGCGCGGGTGCTTACAAGCGTTCAACGCTTCATTCCGACATTCGTTGGGTGATGACCGTGCATGGCCCCGAGGACTTGTTGGAAGATTTCAGTCCCGTCGAAGCCGCAGTTTCTTATTTCGAGGGTGTGCTGCGTGCGCGCTTTGAGCAAGTGGGTCCGTTGCCTTTCTGCGTAGTTCCGGTTTCGAACATTCCGGAGCGGCAATTTGGGTGGATCGTTAGAAACGGAGTGGCCGAATGAATATGCTTGTCGAGAACATAGTTCGTGAAATCGAGAATCCAAATCGCAAGGCGCACCTGAATATCTTGGTGCCCGAAAGCAAGGTCACGCTGGCCTATCGTGCATTGGCGATTTGTGGGTTCCAGCAAGACAACTTGGTCTGGACGGGCAAAGATGGCCGCACGATCAAGGCTTTAGGGTTTCTATCGCCGCCCGAGGCAGGTCCGTTTGTGGTTTGTAATGGCGGCGAGGAATACCCTAGCGCGGAGCACAAGGCCGTACTTAAGTGGTACGACAAGTAAGGCGGGTTCAGGTCTGCGGGTCTACGTCGATTGCGATTCAGCCAGGCGATAATCCATGGCTGGTGCATCACGGAAACATAGACACGTTTCACACGCTTTACTTGAGCGCGGACGAAACGGACTATCTCGCGCATTACTTGTCAAAATCAGGACTGCATCTAACGGTCTTGTCGGTTGGCGTGGCCGAGAAACCTGAGTGCAAGCCTTTGCCGTGTGACGCCTGTTTTTCGTGCCCGTGGATCGGGGACACGGGATTATGCGGTGTGCCTTTCGGCGACTTGTCGGTGTATGGGGTAGATTCTATCTTGCTAGAGGCGGCACAACGCTGCCCCTTGAGCGAAAACGAAAGAAGGGCACACAATGAGCACAATAAAGACGTTGGCGCAAGCCGTAGAGAACTTGCAGATTCACTTTGAGAAAGGTGCTCCCGAAAATTTCTCGCTGATATTCGAGATAATGGTTGTGCTTTTCGACGAAAACGGCGAACCTTTGGCCTCTAAGGTTGCTAGAGACTACGCGCAGCTATTCCATAACGCTGTTAGCGTCGGCATCACAACCAAGTATGACCTTGAAGATGAATGTCCGGAGTGCGACGAAGAAAATGAATGACGCTACGGTGACTATTTATCGCGGTGATGCGGCTTTGACTGTGTTTGCCGTGCATGAGTCAAGTTGGCAGGTCGTCATGGTGCTTGATGAAAACGGAGTGGGGGTGGTCCTTACTCCGAGTGAAGTCGAACAAGCGTTAGGGTTGATTGAAGTTGGCTACGACGAAACAGGGCGTTGAGACTCGTAAGATCGAAGATCGAAAGACGGGCCGTGAGATTTTGGTGGTGAAGATTAAGCGGCCTAAGCCGATCCCTGCGAACATGAATTAGTAGTAGATGTCTCGCTTACTCACCGTTCCCCCATATCTCGCTAATCTCTGGCATTTGATGAAAAAACTGCCGGAGGGCGAATGGGTCGTATCTCCGAACCCGAAGGAAACGAATGAGTCTCGGAGGTACATGGTGGCGGCGAAGGACACGGCGTTATTCCGTGTGACGCGGTTATTGGAGCCGGGACATTCAGAAGCCCTGATGCTTTTGATTGTTGGGCTTCGCAACGCCATGCCGTCGCTTGTGATGGATATGGCGAAGTTGCGTGGCGTCGAACGGATTTTAGCCGTGTGCCGTGAGGTATCAGGATATGACCCGAAGGTGCCCATCGACGAGGTTGCATTTACGGCGCAGTTGGCAGAGGCGTTGGAGTCGTTTAATCGTGCCGAATCGGTCGTCCCCCGCTTGCCTAATGAGCGCATGACGGATTGGGTGGACCGTGTGGTGTATCGTCTTTTGGTCCTTGAGCGGTTACAACGTGGGGACTTGGACGATGTTTGATTGGCCTGATTGGGGCGATGTTTCTCGGGGGGCCGAGAATCGACGCCGCATGGTATATTTTTGGGCGTACCTACCTGATCGAGTGATCGGGGTGTTCCTCTAACCTATGGAGATTGTCATGGCGACTTTTGTTGAGCAGATTGATGCGGTGATTGCGAATCTGAATTCCGCGAAGGAAGATGCGTCGAAGTTCGACGGCGGCAAGACGGGCGTTCCGGGCACTCGTCTGCGTAAGGTGGCGACGGAGAGCCAGAAGGCTTTGGCCGCGCTCAAGAAGAGCGTGAGCGAGACTCGCAAGGCGGCGAAGCCTGCGAAGACCGACGCCTAAAACGTCGATTCTTTCGCGCCGCCGTCATAAGGGATTGCGTGCCCTTCGGCGAGCATGACGTCGTTCACGCAAACAGCACCCGCCCAAATCTTCACCAGAAGCCGCCCGTACTTATCGGGTTTGGCGCATGAGTGAAATACGAGTGGTGCAGATGCGAGTAAAGCCGCTAGTCGTTGCTTCGCTGCAACGGCGGCGGCTTTTTCGTTTGCGGTTTTGCCCTTAATCTCGGGCGCATCGAGTCCGAGTAGGCGGCAATTAGCTTTCATGCGGACGCCCATGCCGAGGTCCAAGTCGGCAATCAGCGTGTCGCCGTCATAATTGGAAATCACGTTGCCGTGGTAAACGTAAGGTGTCGGCTTGTTCATAGCGTTAGAACGATTATAGGCCCACAAACGATGTAGCACTAACGCCGGAGTAGACCCGTGGCTAACAATGACCTGAATCCGAATGGCCCTGCACAGGGCACTTCTTATATTTACAAGTATGGCACTTCGCCAAATACTCGCGCGGTTGTCAGCCAAAAGATTCGAGTTCTAGCGCCTGCCTACGGCGCTCAAAACAGCGGTCAGTTGTATCAAATCGGCGTGCTTGGCACGTTGAATCCTTCTGACAGCCGTACCACGGAGCCTGTGGCGAGCATCGGTTTCGGCGATATCATCGCTGAGTTGGTGCCGGGAAAGACCGAACCTATGAAGGTCAATACCGAGCGCACGTTGCTCTACTTGAGCAATCTCTGGCAGTCTACGGGTTATGCGGGTGGCGTTTCCGGTCCTGTGCGTTCGCTTCGCCATCACCGTTGGCCGTTCGACGTACTTCAGCAAATCGTGTTCAGCACCATCGCCGACGTTGAAATCGGCGACGCCAACACGACCAAGCCCCTTGCTTACGGCAAGTCTTGGGGTCCGAACGGTAACGTGGATGGCACGCACCGTATCCTCGTGACCATGTACGAAGCCTGCTGGTGGGAGTCTTGGTCGGCAAGCGTAGGCAAGGACGCGGCGCTTATCTCTGAAACCGGAGATTTCTCTGCGACCGACGTGCATGACTTTTCTAGCGTGTACGGCGAGTTCATGCAGACGGGCAACGACCCGACCATTGGTCAGTACGGCTCGATTCAGTATGGCAAAACTTTAAGCGATAGCGCAGCAAGTCTCGCTGGTATTCTCAACAATAACAACGGGCTTCTAGGCGTGAATCCCGCTGCCGTATAACAACTGAAAGAACAACTGCTTTGATTTCACTCTCGCACTTGAAGCAGGCTCTTGAGCCGCTTGAGACTTTCGGCAAGAATGAGCATACGTTTCAGATTGGTGATTTGAATATCACCATCAGGCCATTGTTACCTGTTGAAGAAACGCAAGTTCACCGCTACGCCGCCGAAGTGATCGAAGAGTCTAAGGATGAGGCTACTGAGGACGGCAATATGTCCCGAGCCGCAGCCTTAGACTACTTCGACCGCTTTCGTATCGAGGTGATTTCGCACGCCATTATCCAGATCGGTGATTTGGATTTGCGCCGTGAGAAGTTCATCGCCACGGGTGAGGTCTTAGAGGACGGCACGCCTATCAAAGTCACGAAGGCAACCGCGTTGCGTGAGATGATTCGCAACGAGTGGGCACGTTCGTCGTTGACGTTGGCGTTTGAAGCCTACGGCGATTTGACGCAGCAGCTTCAGGATGAAGCCGACAACATCGTTCGCAAGTCGATTGACGATTTGGACGTTGAGATCGCGCGGCTTGAGGGTCGTTTGATTGAGGTTAAGGCCGAGCGTGAGAAGCGCACGGTGGGTGATCCGACGATTTTCAAGGATCAGGTCGATTCGCTGTTGAAGGCGAACACGGCGATTGAAGAATCAGACAACGCGCAGCGTGCTTATGTGCAGGCGCAGCGTGCAGAGGCGGCAAAGCGTGAGTCGGTGATTCCAGCTTCTTCGCCGCCTCCTGGCCCGCCCGCGCCGCCTCCGGACCCGCCCGCTCCGATGCCTGAGTTAGACGCTACGGCGATGCGGCTTCCCCCGCAGGTATTGAGCAATCGTGGGAAGGACGCGGCACCCAAAGGACGTCCCGAGTTGAACCCCACGCCGAAGGGCGAGGTGAATCCGAACTTCCGGCGTGGATGAAATCGGGACCAACGCCGAAGAACCGAATGAGGAATACCAAGCGCATCTAGCCAAGCAACGGCTTGATGATTCTTTCCGCAGACGGTTCCTTTACAACGATGTGGAAAGCCTATTGACTGACGGCTTTCTGCACGCACCCGCGTATCTAAATGGCAGCGTGATTACGTTTCGCACGTTGCCGCTGGATCGAATGACGCAGTTGCGTGCGCGATGTGAATCCGCGCTAATCAAAGGCGACGTGATGCGTTGGGTGCTTTCATCGTCCGTCTGGATGGTGAATGGATACGACGTATTCGATGATCGAAACGCGGCGTTCCATTTGCGTAACGAGTTCTTCAAGGACTTGCGCCTTGAGCACTTGAACGCGCTGTTCGACATCTACAACACTTTGCAGAACCGCTTGGATCGCACCATGCTGCTATCCGAGTGCTACTGCTATGAAAACTACTCGCGGGCATTGTGGCGTCTGCAAGGCCGTAAGGCTGTGCAATCTGACGACAACAACGTGCGTCGGATGTGGGTTGCCCACAACATCGCCGAGGACGAGTATTTAGATGACCTGCGGCGGTGGGAGCATACCCGCGCGCAGGTCGGTTCGGTATCAGGCAAGGGTGCCCAACACTTGACGCGAGAGTTGGAGCGGCTGAAGTCCCGAGAAGAAGATCGCCGTCAGAAGCAGATTTCAGACACGCTGCATAAAGTCCTTTATGGACCTGATTGGAATGGGACGGTCAAAGTAAAAATCATGGTCGGCGGCGAAGAGTACGTCGTGGACCATATTCAAGCCGCACGTTCGTTCGACGAACTCGATGAGCAAATGCGTCGATTCGTCGAAGGCCGGAAAGACGCGCACGATCTCGTCGTAGACGAGTATCTAAACCGCATTCAATCCAACATGGCGCAGCGCAAGGCTGATTACGAGGCGGCACTTCAAGCGGCGCGCGATCAAGAAGGGTATGTCGCGGGCACTTCGGGCACGACCACAATGGTTGGGTACACGCCTGAGCAATTGGCAGAACTCGGCTTCAACACGCAGGTCAGCGTGAAGTCGGATGGTCCTAGTTCGGCTATTGCCTCGCATTTGTACGACAAGGTCATTGGGTCGGAAATCAGAGCAGGTTGGATCAGCACGACGCAGATGCCCGAAGAGTACGGCAAGGACTCAGGCGGTGCGACGTTGCAAGACAAACTAGCCGCTAGGAAGCCCGGTTTGGAGAATCTGAAATGAGCAAAATCCTAATCGGTCTTGACCCAAAATCAGAGTCGGCCCTAGATAGTTTCAGCAACGCCGCTGATTCGTTTGGCGAAGATTTCAAGAAAAGCCTGAAGTTGGGAAGTGACGATGTCCGTAAAGCCATCGCGCAGGCTTTCCAAATCGGCGCGGACTCTTCAGCCAAAGGTGTGACTAAAGCGTTTGAGAAGGCCACGAAATCAATAACTGAAGCGGGCGATAAGTTAAACGCTGAACAGAAAAAGTTTGCTGAAGAAGAAGCGGAACTTCAGAGACAGATCAATGATGAAAAAAACGATGCCGTAAGGGAAGAACTAACGCAGAGGAAAGAAGAACTCACAAAAGAGTTCGCCAAGCGAAGGCAAGAAGCGAACCTTGCTTCGCGCAAAGCGATGCAGGCTTTCGAAGATCAGAGCCGAAAGTCGCTTGCCCGCATTGAAGAGCAGCAGAAAATCCTAAAGGACGCGCAGGATGCTTCAGCGAAGTTACTTCGCACGCGCATCCAAGAAGGCGGCGAGTTGGCGGGTGAGGCACTTTCGGGTGCGCTGACCGTTAGCGCGGAGGATTTCGGCAAGATTCTTACGAGTGGCCTCTCTAAAGGCGGGATGGCTATCCAACGCGCAAGCGCGCGTGCATTAGAGCAGCGCGCTGCGGGACGTGCTCCTGGTGAAAAAGCGGGTGCGTTGGATGCCCTCTTAGCGGTCGGTACAAAGCTCGGTCCCGTCCTGTTGGGGCTTAGTGCTGCGGTCGCGGGTTTGGCCGCTGTTGCTTTCGCCGCCGATGGACAAGTCAGAGAGTTCAACAAGACCATACTAGATGCCGCGCCAGCCGTTGACCTTTTCGGCAAGTCGGTTTTTGAGTCTGGATTCAATCTCAAGTCGAGCCTGAAAGAAGTTCGTGACGCGGCGATTGAGTTCTCAGATATCACAAAAGTATCCGCGCAGGACGCGCTGAATTTAATCACCAAGTTTAATGACTCTGGCATGGCGTTGAGTCAGTTGCGTTCGGAGTTTTCTAAGACGGGCAACGCGACGGAAGCCTATACCGAGATGGCGATGTTCGCTAATACTTACACGCGGGCGTTAGGCATCACCGTAGACGAACTCACGCAAAACTTCAGCATGATGTTCGGCAAGATGGGCATGGGCTTAGACAGCATCAAAGACTCTTTCGGCGCGATCACGGCGGGTGCTCAAGTCGCCGGATTGAACGTCAAAGACTTCTTCACCGCTGTTAGTCAAACCACTTCGGGCCTCGCGCTTTACAACATCCGTCTGGACAAGACCGCTGCCCAACTTCTCGGCCTGATGAAAATCATGGACAAAGAGAAGGCCCAAGAACTCCTGCAATCCAAAGAGATGGGCGGCAAAGGCATCGAAGAACGCTTCAAAGCAAGTATGCTCGTCGGCGGTAGGGGCCAGAAAATCTTTCAAGCGGCCTTGACGGATCAAATGGAGAACTTCACGAAGGATTTTGGAAATACTTTTTCCGAAACCCTTAGTGAGATCGATATGACGAAACTTGCCAACATGTCGGGCAAGGAAATCGGCGGCTTGCAACAGGCCCTTATTGCCGAAGGGCAGCGTAAGGGCTTGGCACCCGAGCAAGCGGCGATGGCGGGTCAGCGGTTGGAGAAACTGCGTAAGGTGGCCCAAGGCGCGCAGGGCGGCACGATGGGTATGGCGAAGGGTATGTCCGGCCTTTCGGGTTTGTCCGACGTAGCCATGCGCCTTACAGAAGGTATGTCGTTGGTCGGCGCGCAAAGCCTTGACGAAATGGGCTACATCGCGCGCAAAAACTTCGAGGACTTGACGGGCATCTCCGGCGAGAACTTCGACCAGATGGCGTCACTTCTAAACCGCTATCAGGCTAACTTTCCAGAAGCCACTATCCCCGAGATTTTGGAGAAAATGGCTTCGGGCGAAGTGCCGATAACCGAGGGTGATAAAAAACTATTCGATGAACTCAGCAAGGCAAAGCCACAGTCGATGGAACAACTTGCCCAAGACCAAGTCAATGCGACTACTTCTATTACTGATGTCCTGAAAAACAAGATTGCAGGCTTGCTTGAGACTATCGGCAGCACCCTGACTGATATCTTCGACGGGTTGGCTGAGTGGAGTAACAAGATCGGAGACACGAAAAAGAAGCGTGAAGAACGGTTGCGCGTCGAGCAAGAAGTCAAGGATACCAAAGAGACAAGTGGGAGCCTCGCCGATTCCATAAAATCAATAGAAAGCACTATTGCCGCTGAAATGGCGAAACCCGAAAAAGAACGCAACGCGGCGGCAGTCGAGGGTTTGGGGAAAACCCTCGACACCCTGAAAGCCCAAAAAGCCGAGGCTGACAAGCGCAAAGAGATCGGCGAGAAAACGCTAGAGGGTTTGGGCAAAGGCTATTCGATGGCAAATGCCCAAGCCGGAGCCCTTGGCGTTGCACCATCCGAGGCAGCGCCTAGTGCCTTAGATGCCTTTGGCGAAGCCGTAGCCGGGGGTGTTAAAGCGCGTCGAACTGAGGAACAAGTCCTCAAAGAAAACATAGCGCAAAAAGATATCGCTCTAAAGAAAGCGTCAGACGACGTAATCGCGCAAAAGAAGATGGAAGATTCACTCAAAGAGAACGAAAAGCAAAACATTGAGATAGTTAAAACGCTTGAAGAAGGCCAAGCCCTTAGTCTATTAGAGGCACGATACGGTAGTGCGGTAGGTGCTGCGATAGTCGGTGACATATCCTTTCTAAAAAGGGCTATTGGTAGTGATAAGGCAGCTAAGGCACTTGCCGCTAAAGCAGGATTCCCCGTTGAGGACTTCATCTACCGTGGCGACGGAACCCGAGGCACGATCAATCCGATCAACAAGCGTGACGAGTTCTTCGGCGCGAAGCCGGGCGGTGCGATTGACAAGGCGATCAACGGCGGTGGTGGCGTCGTCAACATTTACATCAGCGGCGATGAAGCCAAGGTCTACAACGTCGTCAAGCGCGTGATTCAGGAGTCGGGCCTTCGGGCACCAGCGGGAGGCCGCTAATCCGTGGCCGTGTTCAACGAGAAATACCGTGACCTACGGCCCGTGATCTTCGACGTACTCGGTCCTGACCACGAAACGTCTTTGTTGCCGGACGGCTGGAAACTCATACTGCACATTAACCCGCAGTCGATGAGCCTGAAGTACGCCACGAAGATTGAGCGCATTCAGACCAAAGGCGGGTTCGTCGAACAGCATTGGGGCGATGAACCTCAAACGATCTCGTTTGAGGCGGTCACGGGCGCGTTCATGCGCCTTTACACAGGCTTGGTATCTACGACGGAGCCTGGTTTCACGGGCGGCACTCGTCGTGAAACTCTCGCTTACGATAGTTACTTGGACTTTCTATCGCTATTTCATGGCAACGGTTCGATTTACGACACCTACGGCCAAATCGTCGCTCAAGGGATCATCAAAGTCACCTTCGATGGTGGCGTGTATCTCGGTTGGTTTTCATCGTTCAACGTGACGGAGTCGCCGGACAAGCCTTTCATGTTCACGATGACGGCTGATTTCACGGTTTCCAAAGAGATTCAGACTTGGCGCACCGTGTATAACCCCGCGCCTGCGGAGAGCCGATGAGCATCAGGCCCGACCTAATCGCTTCGCGCTATGACGGCTTACCCGCAGGCCCGTCGTTGCTCTACTCGTTTGAAGAGCAAGACGCCGTACCCATAGACGGTACGCGACAACTGCCCCGCGACCTTTCCCCCTTTACGTTGCGGCTCGTGTTGCCCGAGCATCTAAGGGACACGCCTTTTTACAATCAGGCATCCTCAAACCCTAATCGGGTCACCGTTGACGTTTACTCGGGCGCGGGCGAAGAAATCGCGCGCAATAACGTGACGGCGGGTGTGGTCCAGCGGCAATTCGGCGTGAACATGGTTACGAGTGCGGTTGTAGGCACATCAACGCGGGGCACGCCTTCGTTCGCAGAGCAACTTTACTATGAGGGCGAGGCCGTACTTCAGGTCAACGGCACGACCCGCAAAATGGTCACGTTGTCCGACAAGTTCACCGCCACCGACATTAAGTATCAAGTCGAGCAGATTCGCAAAGCCCCGCCTCTGACGTTGCTCGTCAATCCCAATAATATGAACACGGCCTATGCGACGGTTCAGAAATACAGCGACCGGACGCGCTTCGGTTTCGTGTTTGAGCGTTGGGGCGAGGAACAAGTAAAAATCAGTTTCTCGGGCACGACGGGTGCTTTCATCGCGGGCGAGAACTCGCAACGTGCGGTCGCAAACTCAATGCAAACGACGACGCCGACGGGCGTTCAGTTTGCGTCGAAGCGAAACTCGGCTGCGTTCCAGAACTTCACGGCCCTGTATCAGTTCTATCGTCACAACGGCTATTTGCGTGACACCTACGGAAAGACCGAGGCGCATTTGGCGATTGGCGCGGTGGCGATTGACTACGATCAGTTTACTTACATCGGCCATATCGAGAGTTTCGACTACTCGTACAAGTCTGATATGCCGCATCGAATCGAATGGAACATGGAATTCGTCGCGGACAAAATCTTCGACCGTGCGGGTCAGCCTGCTTCATTGGGGCCTATGCGTGGTCCTTATGTGAACCCATTGTCGGGAGCGGTGCCCGTGACGCCCACCACGCCCGCAAGTACGTCGGGTCAGGCGTATGCTAATCCAGCACAAGCGCAGACGCCGTTTGAGTTACTTGGGAGACGTTGAACATGGGTCTGCTAGACCGTCCTTATGCGCCGACGTGGAAGCAGAATCGTTCGGTATATCGCCATACGCCGGACGTGCTCGTGTACGTCAACGGCATGACTTCGCTTGAAGCGTGCTCAACGTGCAGACGCCGCATCGAACTGCAAAAATACATCACGTCTGTATCGGTCGATTCCAGCACCGATCCGATTGCAACGGCTTCGATCTCGCTCGTCGTGCCGAAACACGAAACGGATGTATTTGGCTCAGACGGCAATTGGTTATTGCAGCCGGGCCTTGAGATTCAGATTCTTTTTCGCGGCTACTTTGACCAAAGTGGCCTAGTCAAAGAAGATGGACTCAGCGATGTCTCTATGTATCCGTATTACCAAGTCTTTCGAGGCGTGGTAAAAGAGGCTTCGCACGAGTTTAGCGGCGGCTTTTATTCGGCCTCGCTTTCATGCGCCGATATCCTGCACTTTTGGCAGAACTTGTATCTGTCTACCAACGGTGCGGTGTTCGGACCTCGACCGGACAACTCTGGCGTGTTTGTGGACCTTGAAGGTCACTCGCTCATGCGCCTTAGTCCGTTCTCGATCATTTACACTTTGGTCCGTGCGGGCTTCGGTGCTGCGTTCGGCGTCGAATACAAACTTTCGCAGAAAACGAACTTCAATGACCCGAAGGGCAAGGGGTTCAAGCACGCCGCCGAGCTTTGGTCGTCGCGTTGGGAACAACGTGCGGGCAATCTGCGAATGTACGGCGTGGACGGCTCGCTGTTCTCGATGTTTGAGCAGGCTTATCTAGGGATTTTCCAATCCGGCGATCAGAGAAAAGTCAACAAGATCATCAAAAGCATCGGTGGCAAACTTAATATCAACACGAAAGACCTTCAATCGACGTCCGATTTCCAAACGACGATGCGGGCTTTAGGTTACGACCGTTCGAGCACGACGGCGAGCGTCACGGCCTCGGCGAATGGCAAGCAAACCCGTATTGATATGTTGAAGATGATGGTTTACGCGAATGACCTCGGCACAATGGGGCAGGTCAACTTCTTCAACAGCGATATGATGAGCAAGTTGGAGATTGCGAACGCGGTCATCGCACTCACGGGTTATGAGTTTTACCAAGACGTAGACGGCGATCTGGTTTTCAAGCCACCGTTCTACAATCTGGATACGCGGCAAGACCCCGTCTATGTGATCGAAGATGCCGACCTGATTTCGATTAGCGAGGCGAGTGCCGAGCCCGAAGCGACGATGATCAAGGGCACGGGTGCTCACTTCGAGAATTGGAAAGGCACGGGCACCGATGATTGGATGGGCGTCGGTTCGACGTATGTAGATTTCCGACTCGTCGCGCAGTTCGGTTGGAAAGAGGGCGGGGCGTTTGAGACGACGTATCTCACCGACCCTCGTTCGATTTTCGTCGCAGCGATCAATCGCTTGGACTTGGCGAATATCGGCATGAACTCGGCGACGATTTCGATCCCACTTCGTCCGGAGTTACGCGCGGGCTATCCCGTCTACATTCGTCATTTAGATTGCTTCTACTACGCCAAGAGCGTCGGCCACTCGTTCACGTTCGGCGGTCAATGCACGACCTCGATCAATGGCGTGGCGCGCAGGCGTAAATGGTTCCCTCCGGTGGACGCGCCAAAAGACGGCAGTTACCCTGGATTGGACAGTATCAAACTTGACGAGCCGGGCAAGTATCCGGCGATGCCGATATTCGTCAATCCGAAAAACATTGGCGACGGTAATGAAATCAGCGGCCCGACCCGCATGATCGGCTTCCCGAACGTCATTTTGGCGCTCGATGCGTCCAAGTTAGATGCCGATTCGATTCCTTTGCAAGCCTTGAACGAAACCAACTTGAGTCAAATCGTTGCCGCGAATCCGGGCGTGCTAGAGAAGCGCGACGAGAACAACTATTTCTTAAGAACGGGCGACGGCCCTGATGACGGCAGGCTAATCCCAAAGAGCGAATTGCTAGAAATCTTCACGAAGATTCGCCAAGAAATTGTATCCTCCGGCACAGACACTCAAAAAAACGCGAAGAACAAGAATGTCGCGGGTTTGAGTTCGTTCGACAATAATCTGGTGCGTGTTTTTCAGAACAGTCCGTTGGGGGACAATAGCGCGATTCGTTCTGACCGCGAACTTGCGTCTTGGATTAGCCTGAACGTAAACTTGAAGGCGTTGTTTGCACCGGGCAACGAGTTACGCGGGCAGTATAGGTATTATAGCAGCAGCCACTTGTTGCCCGATTTCCAAGGACCCGAGACGTTGGTGATCAATCCCGATTCTAAAATCGTGAAGGAATCCGCAACGTCGCTCGACAAGAATCAAATCCCCACGCTCACGCGAGCAGACAACGGCGTGGGGATTATTATGTCGGAGCCTAAGCGCGGTGTTCGCATCGGCGTATACAACGACGCGACGGGTCTGAGTTACATTGACGTACAGACGGGCGATGTTCGCCAAGTATCTTTCGCGCCTCACTACAACAATCTGCCCACTACGCAGGAGATCGCGGAAAACGCGAAAGCCTATGCAGGCGGCTTGGGCATTGCCCCCGTAACGCTGTCAAAAGCGATTGCCGAACGCATTTCAGCCGCCGCAAAGCAAAAACAGCCTAGCCAAATTATTTCTGCTAGGTTCAGAGACGCATATAATACGGTCTACACCTACTTCACTTCGTTGTATCAGACTTTCGTGGGCGCGCTACCTGCGATAAGTTCGATGCAGATAACGGGGCCTGCGAATACTCCGGTTGCGAAACAATCGGACACGCCTTATTCGGCGGTTTACGCGGCATTGGGCGATTTCAACAAAATGCTGGTCGCGTGCGGCATTGACGGCAACGTGCTCGTCACGGACCTATATAAAAACCAAGACGCTTCCGGCGTCGGCAAGATCGCGGACAAACTCGCGGGTCCGATGGCGAACACGGCTTCGCAACTAATGACGTCTGCGAAGGATATGGTTAAAGACGGCGATCAGGCTGCTATCGTGGTCACGCTATATGCGGCCAAGATTCAGTTTGAGCGTTCACTTGGAATCAATAGTGCCATTCCAAAGGGCTTGAAGAAAACGAAGTCCACGAAACCATCGTCCGTGAAGTTTTATACGCCCGTGTTCCCCGTGTCCGATCAAAACGGTTTCGAGGTTTACGGCGGGATGCCCTATGGCCGTGATATGACGCTCACGCAGCACTACGAACTTTTCACCGACACCGACTTAAACGCCACGCCTAACTCAATGGACGCGACGGAGCGGGCTTTGGTTATTATCAAGGCCCGAGGCTATGACACGGTGAATCTTTACGAAAAGCTGAACGAAAACGAGCGCAACATACTTCGTGCGGCTGGTATCTCAGGCCCGAATTCTTTAGAACGCCTCGTAAATCGACGTAGGGAAATTAGGGACTTAGTGCTCGCCCGCAACAGGCCGATTACTACGTCTGACTTGTATCAGTCTACATACGGCGATGATGTTGCGGCACAGTTAGCAAGCATCGGGCTGACGAATGAAGGCTTGTGTGGCTGCAAGAGTGCTGACGCCGCGTTCTTAGTAGAAGCCTTCAATCGCAGCACAGAACTGATTGACGAGAGCGCGCTTCAAGAATGGACGCAGGAACAAGTGCTCGAAGTCGGCAACCTATGGTCGCAATCGAAAAACGCATTGGCGGGCGTTTCAGGAAATCAGCCTTTCGATTATAAGGCCGCAGGCGAACGAATCTCGGGCACGCTGGACACTACGCGCAATAGCCTGAAGAACATCGGTGACCGTGCGAGCGAAGCCAAGAAGCGATTGAAAGACCGGATTTGAGGGGCCAATGACTAAGATTTCTAATGCGAAGATTCGTCAAGACCTCTCATCTGAACACGCGCTTGAGCCAAATGCGTCGAACAAAGACGGCAACTCGTTCCCTTTAGCGTTTGCTAAAGTGCTTCGCGTAGATCCGCGAAAGCGTGTTGTAGATTTGATGTCGCTTACCGGACAATCCGCGATTTACCGTGACGTGCTAATCCCATTCGCGGCGGGCGGTGCGCGGCATTTCTTGGGCGCGTTGCCCGAGCCTGCGGATATCGCGGTGATTGGTTACACGCATCAAGAATCAGGACGTACCCGCACGCCTTTGATTGTAGCGTGGGTGATTCCGGGCGTGGCGAAGGGTTATGATTGGCTCATCACGCAGTTCACCGCTCAAGACGCCTTAGCGATGACGCCCGAGGTTCAGGAGAACCTAAAGGGCATCGTGGGGCGTCGACGGCACAAGTCCATGCTGCTAGAAGCGGGCAACGTCGCGGCATCTTCGGCGCAAGGTGCCGATATGCTTTTGGACGAATCGGTGACGCTTGCCAATCGACGTGGCAATGAGATCACCCTGCGCGATCAAGACCAAGCCCTTGTAGTGAGGTCGCTTCAACAGTTTCATGCTGGCGCGGGTTTTCGTGTCTACGGCGGCATGGTGCAACGTGACGCGGCCTTTTTGCCGACGCAGATGATTTCCGACGGCATATTTTGGGATGGGGATCGTCAAGTGGACGCAAACGGCGTTCCGCTTGAGCCGTCCATGTTGGAGAACACGAATAGCGGTGGGTTAGAGGTCAATACGGTTTTCGTCAACCTGCCGAACATCCCGAATCACGTTGACCCCCGAGATGTTCTGAAGCGGGGGCTGTTCATCGACCAAGACAATAACGTATATGATGATAAGGTCGTCCCCGAAATCGTGTACGGCGGCAAGCCGTATCAGCGGGTGACGCAGGGTCCGACGGGCCAAACCTACTCCGAATACCGCATTGAGGTCGCACATACAACTGACGGCACGCTGCCCGTCAGCGAGCAAACCGACGGCCTCGATATTGATCGTTTGCTTCCCAACACGCCGCTCGGCGATGAGCAGATCGACGCTACGAATCGGTCGCCAAACGCGCCGATGGTCGAGTTCGTTTTGGGCACGGCGATTGGTAATGACCCGACGGGTGACCGTGGTTCTTACGCGCGTCCGTTGAAGCCGCAGGTCTTCACGAAAGACGGCCAAGTGTCGGCATCCATCGTGCCTGCCGAGGACGATGACCCCGAGACGGACCATGCGGCTTTTCTGGTGCGCGTGAAGAACCCCGTGGACTTGAAAGCGCCGGACGCTTTCATGGCGATCACGAAGGGTGGCGTGTTCAAGTCTTATTTTCCTGGCAAGGGGTCGAAGTCGAATCAGGAGTATCACGCCGTTGGTCGTGAGATGCGACTCGGCACGGACGAAGACGGCCAGAGTTTGACCGTGCGTGGTGACGGCACGGTTTCGTTGATCAACGTCGCACGTCCGCGAGTGACGGACAACGTGGGCATCGAGATTACCTCAAGTAGTGGCGCGGTCACGATTTCAGGCGGTGGTGCTGAAACGGGCGGTCCCGATGCGGGCGTGTTTGGTGTGCGTGTGACAAGTGCTGCGGGCATCAAACTAAATGCGACGACGCTCGCAAACATACAAGCGCCGGAGATTTTACTAAACAACGCCCAAAGCATTACTTCCACGGCGAATCAGAGCCTCGCGTTAAACTCAGGCGACGCGATGAGCGTGAACACGAGCAACTTGAATGTAAGTGTTTCCGGAAATGCTGAATATGCTTACGGTGGCGGTGCTTTTAGTTTGAAGGCGGCTCGAACCACGACGTTCACGGGCAGTCCTGCGACGGGGGCGATTGGTGGCACCGTGGATCAATGGGCCGCGCCTTTTGGCGGGCAGAAATCATACATCGGCTTGGGCCGATTCGACCATGACGTGAGTTTTGGCAGTTTCAATGTGAGCACGCATAGTGCGTTAGGTCTTGCGCTTGGTGTGGCCGCGTTAAATATGCCTGATTTTCCGGCTAATGCGTTCGACAAAGCGGGTGCAGCAGACGGTATTAGATTGATTTCGGGTTTTACAGGCGCAGAAGCGGGTCTTGAGATTAGTTCACCGCTCGGTTTCAGCAATATAAAACTCAAAACTAATCTCGGGGATATTTCAATCATCGCGGACACCGGAGAAATCGAGCAGCGTGCGCTAAGACGTTTCCAAGTCGAGTCTTTGCTTGGAAACATCACGCTAAGTGCGCCATTAGGTTCATTACTCGCCAATGTTCGTACTGCAAACGCTGGTGCTGTGCTAACCGATGGAGTGATCGACGCTTTTACAGGTAAGCGATTCAATACCATCGGCACTCTTGGCGTGGCAAACTTCTTGGTCTACTGAGTCTCGTAGGAAAAAACGCAACGCCATGTAACTTTTTGGGTTACATCGGTGCCAAGTGTAGTTAGTATCCCCGCCTGCAACGTGAAGGGCGGTGATGCTGATGCAGGTCGAGACGTATTTTGCGCGCATCGTTCATGGCGGGCACCGTGTCCGAAAGTTGGACTCGGGCTTGTTTGAGGTCGATTGGCCGACGGGTTCGATGCAGTACCCTTCGGCGCGCAAGACGTTGATTGCGATTACCAATCGCAATCCGCAGCCTGGACCAGAGGCGCGTGACCCTAAGATTGGGTTTGCGCGCTATTTCAAGATTTCGAATCCGGCAAGCGGCTTGGACACGCTGACGTTGTTCAGCCCTTTGTCGATTGCCGAACGAAAGCCTCGCCTCAAGACGAGCAACGCGCTTTCGATTCACGAGCCCGAGCGTGGCATTGATTTGACCAAGCGTGGGCATGAGGTCGCCAAGTTGTTCTACGCGGGCTTTGCGCGATCATGCGTTCGATACGGTTATAACCCTGAAGACGTACTGCAAGAGGTCTACAAGGGCATCTTGGTTCGCAACAAAGGGACGTGCCCTTTTGATGCGTCGAAATCGACTTTTGGTCATTACGTCCATTTAATCATTAAATGCGTGTTGGGCAATTACCATCGTAAATGGGGTCGTATTGGATCGTCTGAGCAAATCGGCATTTATAACTCAGACGGCGAGCCAATCGACGCCGCTTCTACGAATATGGTAGTGCATAATTCATTTGAAAATGCTGAAATAGGTTTTGCATTCAACGCGCTTGTAGATAAAGCATTAGCGTTGGCAAGCGACACGCAAGCGGACGCAAGTTTAACAAAAGAAGTCGCCGCGCGTATGGCGATGGGCTACAAGAAAAGCGACCTCGAAAGGTTTTATAGGGGCAAGTGCAGGCCGTTCATGCTCGAAAGGGCGATTGCTTCGGTGAAAAGTGCGGCTCAGAGTTTTAGGGGGGTGTAGTCCGGTTCGTGCTGCGTATGACCTTGTTGAAAGGAAGCGCATCACGAATGATTATCGGAATAGTCTCCAAGCCTGACCACGCTAAGAACCACGCCGCTGCGCTTGAGCAAGACGGTCACACAATCCGTTTGTTGGGTTCGTCTCCCGTCGAGTTTCCACAAGATATTGACGTCATGGTGCTCAGGCACCTGTCCTCGTCGCATGGCGGTCTTGAGCGGGCGCGTAATCACGCCAAGGCTCGGCGTATCCCCATCGTGGCCGAGAACGGTCTGTCTGGTATCCGCATGGCGATTAACGCGATGAACAACAAGCACATCCACGAGTTCACGATGGAAACCAATACCTTTGATGTATCGAAGCCAATGCAAATCGAAGTAGACGAGAACGCCGCGATTGCAGACGCCGTAATCAGCGGCAAGCCCAACAGTTTCGTCAAGCAGTTGCTCAGTTCGTACAGCAAGTTGCCCGCACGATTCTTGTACCGCTGCATGACTGCCTTTGATGGTAAGGCTTTGCCGCCCGAGGCGAATTTCGTGGGGTTCTTCAATAAGTTGAACCCGAACGAAGATATACAGCGGGCCGTTTTCAATACGTTCTACATGGCGGGTTTCAAGGTTTTGAGCCTGAAGCCTGCGGAGCGTGTGGTGATCCGTAATGCGTTTATGAGCGGTGACGCGGGTAACGGAAGTTTCTTCCCGAGCCCGATGCTCCCCGCCGTCGATTCATTGAAGGGGCACACCAATGCGTTCCTTTCCTTCTATATGTGGCTTCTGGCCGAAGATCGGCCCAAGCGCACGTCCATCGTGAACAACGCTTATCACGAGTTGTCTGACGGTAAGCAGGCCGACCCGAGGGCGTTCGCCAAGTACCGTGACGCCTTTGGTTTCGAGATGACCATGCTGCAAAACCGCAGCAAGCCCGCCGTCGCGGTTGCAGCGGCTCCTGCGGTCGAGGCTTCGGCGTTCGAAGCGGTTGAGGGCAAGATTCTCAAGACGGTTCAAGACGAGATTCTGGACATTTCGATTCGGCTTGAGGAAGCGGTGAACGTAACCAAGCGTGTCGATCTTCTCGACAAGGGCTTGGCCTCTGCGAACGCTTCAATCACGCGGTTTGAGGCTTTGCTTCGTGATTTGAGCCAAGCACCCGCCGCGAACAACAAGGGCAACCTCTTTTTTGAAGAGCGTTTCAAGAAGGCCGCGCAGGATTACGCCAATCTCAAGGATTGGGTGAACACGATTCAGAACGAGCAGCGGCAGGCGGTTGTGGCAATGGGCAACCTGCAAACGCACATCACGACATTGGCCGAGCAGGTCAAGGCGCTTTCATCGCAGGTCAAGGCTCTAGCCGAGAATCGTCCAACGACCGAGGCGGTGAATCTGGAAAGCACGCTCCGCACACTCAAGTCATTGGGCGCATCGGTCACAATCACGCTGCCCGCTTGAGCCGCTAACGCGGCTATCTAGCCATAAGGCTAGAATGAGCCGCGAACCACAAATAGGGCATCGTTGCCCGCACTTAATCGTGGAAGAACCCGTGACGATTTCTGATGATCGTCAAACGCTGGTCACCACGACTTCAATCGCATCAACCGATTCGGTATTTATCCTCGTCAACGACAAGGACTACATTCCGTCTAGCGGTTTGTTTTCGATTGCCACGCTTACGTCGAGTAAGCGTGGGCCGTATAAGATTCAGCGTTGCGTGCCGCCCATTGGTGCGAACGGCAATCTTCTGAACATCACAACCCGCCGAGGGACGGTGTTTATTACGCTGCCCGAGGGCGATCAGGTCAGCATCAACCGCATCGTGCAAACGATTCGGCTTGAGACTGATTTCGTGCTCGTGGACGACACCGACGGTGTTCTGTCCATCTTGGACAACGGTGAACCGAGCACGGAATCGTTCATCCGTATCTCCGGTGGTGGCGCAGCGGCGTTAGGTTTTGAGCAGTTGGGCGCGAGGGGCAAAGAGATTTACCCCGCTTGGCAGTTAGTCACCTACTACGACGTGCTGCCTACCGAGTTGCCTGCGGGCGTATTCCCCGTACCTTCGCGGCGGGTGAAGTTCGTGCGGCCTTTGGTTGGCAACCCGACAATCAAAGTGACCTACGCTGCACCTTCCGAAAGATGCCCGCGTTGTGGTGGTACTTACGTCGAGAACGATTATCGGTTCGACATTCAGGGGGATATGACCCTGATTGAGAACGAGAACCTACTCTATCAGGCTTGCCTGAAGGCGATCCTGACGGTGCTTGGATCGAACCCTTATCATCCGACCTACGGCTCTGAAGTCACGACGCGCATTGGCGCGAAGGCACTTACGCCGACGCAGACGCTCGTGCGCTTGGATATTCAGACCGCGTTGGAAAAGGTGAAGTCGCTTCAGTCGGCGCAGTCGAAATATCAGGCGGTGACGCCCGAAGAACGGCTATACTCGATTAGCAACGTGCAGGTGCAAATCGATCCGAATGATCCCACGGTGTTTAGGGCGCAGGTCACCGTGCGAAACGCATCCAATCAGCCCGTTACGCTGAACATCGTGTTTACGGTTCCGGGTGTTGTTGCTCTTAAAGGCACCAACGGTCTTAGTCTAGGTATTCAACCTACGGCGGTCAAATGAACGACAAAGTCAAAGCACAAAAACTTATCGGCATGACGCTCGCAATCGCACGCTTGAAGTCTGACTTAGAGGACTTTTCTCGGTTTGATCCTGAGTTCAAGCAGAAACTCTCGATGTTTGTCAAAGCGTTAGACGCCATTGATGCGGTCGTAGAAACCTCGTCGATGAAACTAGGCGTTGACCCCGAGGAAGGCTAATGCCGCTCGTTACGATTACCGGACCTGATGGTGTGGCGCGGGAAACGCTCGCGTTCAGCACTACATTTGCGCGCCGATTCATACAAGGCACGCTGCCCGACGACGCCGTTGACTTTCAGGTGTCCGTCAATGGGTCCGGCTATTCGTCTGATCCGTCGTTGGCCTTATGGGGTGACGGCGTATTCACGGTGCCGAATCCTGCGTATGAGCCGGACGGCTTGGTTTTGTTGTCCGGCGCGAACACGATCTCGGTGCGGGCAATCAATCCCTCTGGCGTAGCCACGCCTCCTGCGACGGCGACGATTCGGTTGGTTAGCGATGCGGACGTGGTGATTGCCACCGCGCCGACCAATGTGCGCGTCACGCAAAAAAACGCCGTGGTGGACATTGAAGCCGAGCCGAGTGCGTCACTTGGTTTTCGTGGCATGAACTTCTACGCCTCCACCGAATCTGGTGGTGGCGCGAGTGGTTACACGAAGATCAACCTGAACCTGATCACTCAGGGTGCGGGCCAACAGGAAACGGCGACGTTTGGCGAAATCGATCTGGATACGAACGTCGCCGTCGATGGGAACGACGTGCCTTTGTCGGACCCGCAGTATTTCAGGGTATTGGCTCGTCAAGAGAACGAGAATCGGGACTTACTGCAAGCCGACTTGGACACGCGGTTTGTCATCCCTGAAACCGTCCGGCATATCCGAATGTCCGCGACGATTCAGAGCGTTCGGACGTTCACCGTCTATTCTTTCGAGCATGGGCGATCAAATGGCCCGACTTCGGACCCTCCGACCATTCGGGTTGGTAGTTTCTCGTCGTTGCCCGCCGAGACACCGCTTTACTATGTGGTCTTAGCGGTCTACTACAACGCGACGGCTAATCTCGAATACGAGTCCGCGCTATCGCAAGAGGTCGTGGCACGTCCGTTGTCGATTACTACGGCGATTGGTTCATTCCCGCTGGCGACGCGGCAATCAATCGTCGAAAGTTTCGTGACGTCGATTTATCGCTCTAACCCTCAGATCAAGGTCGAGCCGGGGTCTGTATTAAGGGACACGGTAATCGACCCCTTCTCGTCCGAGGCCGAGCGGCTTCGGTTCTTGATGGACTTTCTGTATCGGACACGCACGCCAACGCTTTTGCTTCAGGTGGACGACCCGCAGGGATCGGGCACGTCGATTCCTGTCAGCCAAAGTGCTTACAAGCAGGCGCTCAAAGCCGCGTTCTATCTGACGACCGATGGAGCCGTACAAAACCTGATTGATTCATCGTTCGATGCTTACGCGAGTAACTTCGGCGTTTTGCGTCGTGCGGGGCAACAGGCGCAGGGTGAGGTGACGTTTTACACGAGTCGTCGCCCGACCTTTACGATCCAAATCCCATTGGGCACCGTCGTACTTTCAGGCTCCGTTCAGTTTGTCACGTCACGCGCAGCGTCCATCGACTTCGCGCAGTTGGCGTCATACTACGATCCGGTTTCGGGCCGTTATCGTGTCAACGTGCCTGTGCGGGCGACCAGCGCGGGTGCTTCGGGCAACGTGGGCACGGGCCAAGTGCGCCAAGTGCTCTCGCAAATCTCGGGCGGCTTGCTTGTCACGAACTCAGCGCCGATGTTCGGCGGTTCGGGCACCGAGTCGAACCTGTCGCTAATCGAACGCGCGCAAAATCGACTCGCTTCGGTCGATTCCGGCACCGCTCAAGGTTACACGCAGACCGCAGCGGACGTGCCGGGCGTGATTAAAGCCATCGTCATCGCCGCTGGCGATGCGCTCATGCTTCGGGACTTGGACGAAAACGGCGTCCATCGAGGCGGCAAGGTGGACGTTTGGGTACAGGGCGAAAGCAACATCGCCACGATTACCGACACGTTCGCCTTCTCCTATGAGATTGCAGACGATGTGCAGTTTGAAGTCGTCGGCAATCCGGCTAATCTGATTTTTACGGCTGTCGATTCGTCGCTTTCAGCGATCAACCCGATTGTCGAAATGCTCGACGTGCCTGTGGCGGGCTACGAGTTCAAGAACGTCTCGACCGGAGAAATCTTCGACCTCACGGGCGTCACGATTCTTTCGTATAACACCATTCAACTCAACACGGCCATCGCGCAGCCCGTGGTTGATCTGACCGACATCGTGCTTGGTTCTTATCGCAAGCAAGCAGGCACGCAGTTCGTACTGCCTCGCCAACCCGTCGCTTCCATCACGTCGGTTGTCGGGACGGTTTCAGGCACACTCGATGCGGCCAACTATGGCCTTTATCATCCGAAATCGCCTTTGGACTATGGCCGTTCGACTTTATCTGGCGATTACCTGCAAATCTCGGGCGGCGCATCTGGTAGCGCGGTCACGATTACGGGCGAACAGCACGTTCTGATCGGTCAATACGCCGAGTTCTTAGACAATCTAGGTGCTAACTACTTCACGATTGAAGTGTTCAGCGCAGACGGCCTGACGCAATACAAAGGCCCGAATGACCCCTCGGGCCTGCCTGATTTTACGATTACGCTCGGCACGCAGACGACCGCTGTTTCGATTACGCGAGTCGAGACGGGCGCGATTCCGTCCGGTGCGACCGTGTTGGTCAACTATCAGCATGACGAAAACTTCACGGTTACTTACACGACGAATCTGATCGTGTCGCTGGCGCAAAATGCGATTGATGATTCGAAACACGCGACGGCTGACGTTCTGGTGAAAGAGGCGATCCCCGCGCCTTTGGACCTTTCGGCCACGGTGGTCCTGCAAAAAGGCCGCGACCCCGTCGTCGTCGATCAAGCCTTGCGAACAAATCTCGACAACTTCTTTGCTTCGCTACGGCTGGATAACGCGGTGCGTCAATCGGACGTAATCTCGGTCATCGAGCAAACCGTGGGTGTCTCTTACGTCGTGGTGCCTTTAACGAAGATGGTTCGTGCGGAGCGCAGCACGGTCGTATGGGACGTCATTTCGACCGACACGGCGACGGAGTCGGTGGTTTTGTCGTCGCTGTCCACAAATGCGGCGAACGTCTATATCCTGACCAATCCGTTGAATTCGGCCACGGTTGACGGTGGCGGCGAGACGACGGA